TGGTAATTCGCGAGCGCGGCGTTCGCCTAGCGACAGAAAATAATCATTCGTTTCGGTTACTATGACAAAAAAGAAAACACAAAACCTAGAAAGCGTGTCAGTCGAGGCGCTGATCCCTTACGTCAATAACAGCAGGACTCATTCGCCAGATCAAGTAAATCAGGTGGCTGCTAGCATCAAAGAATTCGGGTTCACAAATCCTGTTTTGATCGACGCTGATAATATGATCATCGCTGGTCATGGCAGAGTCCAAGCGGCTATGAAGTTAGGGCTAACCGAAGTCCCTTGTTTGCGCCTGGATCATCTGACAGATAATCAAAAGAAAGCGTACATCATTGCAGATAACAAGCTGGCGCTTAATGCTGGATGGGATGATGAACTTTTAAGGCTAGAACTAGGCAATCTTGAAGAGAATGATTTTGATCTCAGCCTAACTGGATTCAGCGATGACGAGCTGAAGAATCTATTGCTACCAGAGCAAGTAAACGGTTTAGTTGACGAAGATCAGGTTCCTGAAGTACCTGAAGATCCTGTCACAGTTGAAGGCGATATCTGGATTCTGGGAAATCATAGATTGATGTGCGGGGATAGTACGAGCATTGATGCAGTGGATCGGCTAATGGATAAACGGAAGGCTGACATGGTGTTTACATCCCCACCCTACAACGCAGACGCAAAAGCTGGGCAGGGCGACATTTTCAATAAGAAAAAAAGCGTCAAACTCTATGCGGATGGATATTCCGATAATCTACCATCTCAAAAATATGTGGATTTCGCGGCTTCCGTTTTGGAAATGTGCTTTGCTTTCACAGATGGTTTCATCTTTTGGAATGTCAGTTATAACGCCAAGTCTCGATTTGAGTATATCCAACAAATATCAGGAAGGCTGTCTTATCTTGTTGAACAGATATGCTGGAAAAAAAGCAGCACTATCCCTTTTAAGGGATCGCTCATGCGAGATTGGGAACCTATTTATGTTTTTTCAACAAACAAGCAACCCGTGGCTGTAAAGGAGGTGACAAGCAATTTTTGGCAAGTCAACAATACAGGATCGCAGACTGAAAACCACAAGGCTTGCTTTCCCGTTGAGTTGCCGCAACGCGGAATAGAAATTGTGGCTAAAAATACGGGAATTGTTTTTGACCCATTCGGCGGCAGCGGCACAACCGCTATTGCCTGTGAAAAGACAGGACGCGATTGCTATATGATGGAACTTGATCCGAAATACTGCGACGTGATCGTTAATCGATGGCAGGACTTCACTGGCAAAGAAGCTATTCACGAAGATGGTAGAAAATTCAACGATCTGAAGAAATCAAATGAGTGAAGCTGGAGCGCCCACATACCCAGTTGCGACTATTGCAAGGTTGTTGCTTTTAACTGAACGAAGGGTCCAGCAGCTTGTCAAAGAAGGGGTTATCCCGAAGACTGAGCGTAATAGATACGAGTTAGCGCCAGCAGTCCAAGGATATATCAGATATCTGCAAGAAAGAATGGCTGGCAATCCATCAGCGCCCGTAGATTTTCAACTAGAAAAATCCCGATTAGTTAAAATCCAAGCAGATAAAGCACAAATTGAACTAGACCATTTAAATGAGATTTTAGTTCCGACGGAGCAAGTAGCTAAGGAATGGGAATCGATTCTTATAGATATGAAGTCTAAACTTATATCAATTCCTTCTAAGGCAGCCCCGCTTATTAGGGACGAATCTGATACGGGAACAATAATGGATATTCTTCAGGCGCTAGTTGATGAGGCATTGTTGGAGCTTATAAGTTATGGAAAGCATATCGAAAGCCAGAAGGATTCTTTTGAATGGAATGGAGATTCTGAACCCACCGCCGAAGCTAACGGTTAGCTCTTGGGCAGATACTTGCAGAAAGCTAGATAGCCAAACGAGTTCAGAAGCTGGGCAATGGTATACCAGCAGGGCCGAATACCAACGCGGCATTATGGATGCTTGCTCAGATCCAAAGATCAAAGAAGTCGTTGTGATGGCTGGCGCTCAGTTGGGTAAGTCTGAAGCCCTTCTAAATATCATAGGGTTTCACATCGATCACGATCCTTGCCCCATCCTGATGCTTCAGCCTACAGAGTCTATGGCTCAAGCCTTTTCTAAAGACAGGATCGCTAACGGCCTTTTACGTGCTACGCCTGTTCTTCAGGGTAAGGTCAAAGATCCACGGGCTAGAGATTCTAACAATACGACACTTCACAAGATCTTCCCTGGCGGCAGTCTTAGTCTGGTCGGGGCTAACAGTCCTGCTGGGTTAGCTTCGCGTCCTATTCGAGTCGTTCTAGCCGATGAAGTCGATAGATTCCCAGCGTCAGCAGGAAGCGAAGGTGATCCACTTGCGCTAGCCAGGAAGCGAACGTCTACGTTCTGGAATCGCAAGATCATCGCGGTTTCTACTCCGACGATCAAAGGCGTCTCTAGGATCGAAGACGCTTATGAAAAGTCTGATATGCGTGAATACTATGTGCCTTGTAAACACTGCGATCATCAACAGGTTTTGAAATGGGCCAATGTCAGATGGCAGGATGACGATCCTGAGACGGCTGGTTATTTATGTGATGAATGCGGATGTCTATGGTCTGATGCTGATCGTCGATGGTCCGTAAGAAACGGTCAGTGGGTCGCTGGTAAAGAATTCAACGGAATAGCAGGATTCAAGATATCAGGGCTTTATTCGCCTTGGACACCATTAAGTGATGGAGTCAGAGAATTCTTATCAGTTAAGAAGAATCCTGAACAGCTAAAGGTTTTTTGCAATACTTACTGGGGCGAGTCTTGGGAAGACGAAGGTGAGTCTATCGACGAATTCAATCTGATAGAACGCAAGGAACACTTCAATGAAGTCCCTGAAGGTGTTGTTCTTATCGTAGTCGGCGCAGACGTTCAAGATGATCGAATCGAGTTAAGTTTTATCGGCATTGGCCGAGATGAAGAATCATGGGTCTTAGAACATCAGATTCTTTACGGCGATCCTTCAACGCCACAATTATGGACTGCATTGGATTCGCAGCTTGCCAGAACTTTCGAGGCTGAAGATGGTCGAACATTAGGGGTAAGGGCCACAGCAATCGATTCAGGCGGTCACTTTACGAATACCGTTTATCAGTATGCTCATAAGAATTTCGCCAAACGAGTCTTCGCAATCAAAGGTATTGCAGGCGAAGGCAAGCCAATCGCAGGCAAGCCATCGAGAAATAACATCGTCAAATGCAGACTTTTCCCTGTTGGAGTAGATACCGCAAAAGATTTATTATTCGCACGTCTAAGAATCCAAGAAGAAGGGTCTGGATATATTCACTTTTCAGACACATTGAATGATGAGTATTTCAGACAACTTACAGCAGAAAAGATTGTAACTAAGTTCGTCAGGGGTTATAAAAGACGGGTTTTTCAGAAGATTCGCGCAAGGAATGAAGCGTTAGATTGCTATGTATATGCACTAGCGGCCTATGCTATAATCAACACGAATGTCAACACAATCGCTGATAAAATTGACATTAGGATAAAACCTGAAAAAATAGAAGAGCCTGAGCCTGAAAGACCTGTTATCCAACGACAGATAATTCAAAGGCCAAGGTCTAATTATGTAAACGCATGGCGGTGAAATGGCTAATCTTTTTGATCGGGATAATTATCCGCTGCAAGAACCAGAAACGCTTGTCAAAGGTGATCGTTGGGTCTGGAAGCGGACTGATTTAGTTTCCGATTATCCCACAAGCACATATGCCTTAACGTATGAATTCGTTGATGGTGGCGGCGCAAGCAATCAATTTACTATCACTGCGTCAGAAACCACTGATGCATATATTGTAGAAGTTCCATCTACAACCACTGCTTCTTATAACGCAACCACTTATAAATGGTATGCATTCATCACGCGAACGTCTGATTCACAACGAGTCGCTGTTGATAATGGTATCACACTTGTCGTTGATAATTATGCAGACACTAACGCAGATCAGCGAAGTCACGCGAAGAAAGCATTAGATGCGATTGAAGCAGTCATCCAGAATAGAGCAACAATAGACCAGAGTTCATTCAGCATCGCTGGAAGAAGCCTTTCAAGAATGTCCGTAACGGAACTTCTACAGTTTCGTGATTACTACAAAGCTGAATATAATCGTGAGCTTCAGAAGGCTAGAATCAAGAATAAGAAGTCCACAGGAAACATGATCGGAGTCAGATTCTAATGGCGTGGAATCCGTTTAGGAAAAAGGAACGGCAGAAGGTCGCTAGATTTGCCCGTTCATTCAAAGGCGCTTCGACAGGTCGGTTATTTACCGACTTTTTCGGTTCTAGTTCTAGCGCTGATCAGGAATTAAGACACGCACTGGTAACGCTGCGAAACCGTTCACGCGAATTATCGCGGAATGATGCGTATGTTGCGCGTTATCTTAATCTACTCAGCGCCAATGTTGTAGGTCACAACGGCGTTCGTGTCAATGTAAAAGCTAGAAACGAAGATCAGACCCTGGATGTGATCGGCAACACGATCATCGAACGATCATGGAAAAAGTGGTCGAAGAAGGGTAATTGCACGGTCGATGGTCAATTATCGTTTCTTGACTGCCAGAAGATGTTCATCGAAGCTCTAGCTAGAGATGGTGAAGTTTTAATCAGGCACGTTAGAGATCCTAATTCCGAATTCGGATACAAGATTCAGTTCTTAGAAGCTGATCATCTGGTTGATACCAAGAACGAATTCTATACCAACGGCAACAGGATCATCATGGGCGTTGAAGTCAATGATAAGAAACAGCCTGTCGCTTATCATATGTATAAAGACCATCCCCATGATTACGGGTACACGCAAAAGACTGAAACGATTCGAGTCCCAGCAGAAGATATAACCCACGCATTCATCAGGCAAAGACCAGAACAGACCAGGGGTTATCCGTTCATTGCGTCAGTAATGTCTTCAATCAAGATGTTGAATGGCTATTATGAAAGCGAACTGGTAGCGTCTAGGGTCAGTTCCGCGAAGATGGGTTTCTTCACTTCACCTGCTGGTGATGGCTATGTTGGGGATGATGTCCAAGACGAATACACGCCGATCATGGACGCGCAGCCTGGATCATTTGAGCAGCTTCCCGCTGGGGTTTCGTTTACTCCATTCGATCCAACGCATCCGACAACGGCATTTGAATCGTTCTCTACTGCGATGCTGAGAAGTATCGCTTCGGGTTTGAACATCAGCTATCACAGCCTGTCCAATGATTTGTCTTCGGTCAATTATTCTTCCTTACGTGCTGGAAGCCTAGAAGATCGCGATCAATATCGAATGCTTCAGAAGTTCATGATCGAGCATTTCATTGAACCGATCTTCATGAACTGGTTATCAAAGGCAATGTTATCTGCGATCAATCTACCGATTCAGAAATACGACAAATTTGCTGATAACGTCTCATTTATTCCGCGTTCTTGGGGCTGGGTTGATCCGCAGAAAGAAATGGCTGCAAACATCCAAGGCTTGCAGAATGGCATCGTCACGTATCAAGACATCGAATCCAATTACGGAAGAGACGTGGAAGAACTATTTGAACAGCATGAACGTGAAGAACGGCTTGCTGAACAATACGGAATCAAGACCGCATTCCAGCCATTTGGCATCAAAGCACCAGTAGAGCCTGACGTGCAAGGTACGGAAGATGGCGAGTTATAAGCCAACTCAAGGAATGGTTGAAGAAGCCCAGAAGGGCCTTGATTGGCGTTCTGAGTTTGGCCGTGGTGGAACTGAAGTCGGCATTGCCAGAGCCAGGGACATTGTAAATAACAAGAACCTTTCGGAAGATACTGTGAAAAGAATGTATTCGTTCTTTTCTAGGCATGAAGTCGATAAGAAAGGCCAAGGATTTGATGCAGGAGAAGATGGTTATCCATCTAACGGCAGGATTGCCTGGGCCTTGTGGGGCGGTGATCCAGGCTTTAGCTGGTCTAAGAAGATCGTTGAAAGCCTCAAAGACGATAGGGCAGAACAAAGACCCTATCCGAATGAACACGCAGCCAGAATAGAAGATCCTGCTAAATACGATGAATTCCGAAGATTAACTAATGAATTAGGCGAAGGAATTGATATAATCTTAGGGATTAAAGAAGGAAAGTCGGAATTACAATCTATCCGTTTTGACGCTGATAGATATTCCGTGGCAGAAGCTAAACAATGGCTTGATGAGCATGATTTCAAGCCTATTAAATTTGAACCTGCAATAGAGTCTAAAGATATGGAAAGACATATCATTAATGTTGAAGAAACAGAAGATTCATTCGTAATCGAATTCGAGAAGCATCACATGGATGTTGAAGAAGTCGTAGAAGAATCATCTGAAGAACGCGATGAAGATTACGACGCGATGAAAGACGATATCGAAGGTCGGTTTTCGGCTGAAGAAATCGTTTATCGGTCTATTCAATTAGATCGTGGATTCATCGACGAAGATAAAAGAATCGTCCGTATTGGTGTTTCAAGCGAAACGCCAGTAGAACGAGAATTTGGCTTAGAAGTTTTAAGCCATAATCCTGAAGATATAGACATGGAGTTTATGTCTTCGGGTCGCGCACCGCTGCTGAACAATCATGATATGAATGAACAGATTGGCGTAGTGCGTGAATTTTACCTTGACGAGAAGCAGCGGCGAACCGTTGCTTTGGTGGAATTTGGAAAATCTGCCTTAGCTCAAGAGGTTTTTGAAGATGTGAAAGCAGGCATTAAGCAAAACATTAGTGTCGGTTATAGCATCAATCGAATGGTTCGAGCCAAAGGCGACAATGGCAAAGAATACTTCAGGGCTAGTTGGACTCCAATGGAGGCTTCCATTGTTTCAATCCCTGCTGATTCTTCTAAGTTCGTCGGTGTAGGCCGATCAAAAACTCAACCCAATAAAGAGGTGATCCCAATGACTGTTGAAGAAAACTCAGTCGATGTTCGCCAAGTTGGTGAAGAAGCTAAGGCTGCTGCGTTCCGTTCAGCCGCTGAAATCATTGCACTTGGAAAGCATCACAATCAGCGTGAACTCGCTGACAAAGCTGTAGAACGCGGTGTAAGCGTAGAACAATTCCGTGGCGAATTGCTCGAAGCTATCCGTAATGACAAGCCGCTTGAAACGCCTGCTGCTGTTGTAGACATTGCTCCGAAGGAACAGCGTCAATACAGCCTGCTTCGCGCTATCAAGGCTCAAGTCTCTAACGATTGGCGTGACGCTGGTTATGAGCGTGAAATCTCAGACGAGATTGCTCGACGTGCTGGCAAAGAAGCTCGTGGCTTCTATGTTCCTGCCAACATCAACTGGGGCAAGCGTGATCAAACTGTTGGAACAGATAGCCAAGGTGGTTATCTTGTTTCTACCGATCACATGGCTGATCAGTTCGTTGAAGCACTTTATGCTCGACTGGCTATCACGCAGCTTGGCGCAAGGGTAATGCAAGGTCTGAAAGGCGATGTATCTATCCCGAAACTGGCTACTTCTGTAAGCAACTCAGCATTCGTTGCTGAAGGTTCAGCACCGTCTGAAGGCGCAGCAGTATTCAGTCAAGTCGTGATGTCGCCAAAGACTCTGGCCGCATATGTTGATGTTTCGCGCAAGCTTATGATGCAGAGCGATCCCAGCGTTGAACAGCTTCTCCGTAACGACATCGTTAATACTTTCGCACGAAAGATTGACGAAGTTGCTATCGAAGGCGGCGGTTCTAACGAGCCTACGGGTATCATCGGCAACGGCAGCACTAACGTAGTTGCAATCGGCACTAATGGTGGCGCAGTAACTTACGCTAAAGTTGTTGATATGATCAAAGAAGTAGAAGTTGATAATGCAATCATCAACGACACTGCTTTCTTGACCAACCCCAAGGTTATCGCTGCACTGCGAACTGTATCCAAGCAAGCATCTGGTGTTGAAGGTAACTTCATCATGGATCCTGATGGAACTGTTCTCGGCACGCGAGTAGCTTCATCAACGCTTGTTCCTTCTGACCTGTCAAAAGGCACGGGAACGAACCTTTCAGCATTGATCTACGGCGATTTCAGCCAGATCATGCTTGGGTTCTATAGCGGCGTTGACGTTGTAGTCGATCAAGCTAGCCTGTCTACTTCTGGTGGAACCCGATTGGCGTTCTTCCAAGACATGGACGTTGCTCTTCGTTATCCCGAATCTTTCGCGGTAATTAAGGACATCGTAGCTAGCTAATAGCTAATAAGGGCGGGGAGCTTCGGCTCCCCTAACTTATGAGGTTTATTATGGAAATTGTTGTAAAAGTTCCTTGTCATATTCACGGCGTTCCTAGAAAGGAAGGCGATGTTGTTCTAGTGTCATCTGCTGAAGCTAGACAGTTCATCAGTTCAGGTCATGCCGTAGAATTCAAAGTAGAAAAAGAGCCAAAGAAAACCAAGAAAGTAGAATCATTGGTAACTCGATAGATGGCCTTAGAATTCGATAATGATTTTGATGGATACTTCGACTCCGATTATGGGCATGGTGTAGCTTGCACCTATACGCCTAGCGGTGGCTCTGCTGTATCTATCAAAGTCATTCTTGATCGTGAATATCTTGAAATAGATGGTGGAACAGTCGGTGTGAACAGTGATCAGCCGATTGTTTATGGGAAGGCAAAAGATCTTCGCAATGCTTCATTTGGAGATTCGTTAGCGTTCGCTGCGATTACTGATTTAGATGATAATGTCATCAGGGCTGCAACGACTTATAAGGTAGTTAATGTCCAGCCTGATAATACTGGCATTGTCGCGCTGATTCTGGAATTACAATAATGGCTGATCATATCAGACAACAGATCCGCGAAAGAATTGCTACGAACGTAACAGGATTGGCTACAACCGGAAGCAACGTTTATCAGTCTCGTGTCTATCCGATGGCTTCAGGCAATCTTCCAGGGCTGTTGATTTACTCAACGTCTGAAGATTCAGAAATAGATGTCATGGGTTCTGTTGGGACTTTAAATAGAATTCTGAATATCACTGTCGAAGGATATGTTAAAAGCATCACTGAATTCGACGATAAGATTGACGATATTTGCAAAGAAGTAGAAACCGCAATGGCTGGCGATCAAACTATCAATGGGCTGGCTAAGAATAGTTTCTTATCATCGACTGAGATTGAATATAATGGCGATGGTGATCAACCTATTGGTGTAGTTACGATGAATTATGTCGTACAATACAGAACAGCAACTAATGCGCCTGATGCGGCGTTATAGGTGAATCATGGAATTAGTAAGCCCTGATGGGAAAACTAAAGTAGTTCCACATCCGTCCAAAGTTGAATCAATGATCAACCTGGGATGGAAAGAAGTTTCTAAGGCAAAGCCCAAAGCAGCGCTTAAGAAAGAAGAGAAGACTGAACAAGAAGAGGTTGAATAATGGCAACACATATTGGACGTGATGGTATCGTCAAAGTCGGCGCTAATACGGTTGCCGAATTGCGATCTTTTTCCATCGAAGAAACTGGCGACACTGTTGAAGATACAGTAATGACTGACACGGCGAGAACTTTTATCTCAACGCTTACGTCATTCACTGGCTCTGCTGATGTGTACTGGGACGAAACTGATACTAACGGGCAAGGTGCATTAACCGTTGGATCTAGCGTAACGATTGGCTTCTATCCTGAAGGCGCTACTACTGGTGATACCTATTACACTGGAACGGCTATCGTTACAGGCGTAAGTCGATCAGCGTCGTTTGACGGTATGGTTGAAGCATCAATCACGCTACAAGGTTCTGGTGCATTAACAGCTAGCACTGTTTCATAATGAGCATCCTTGAAAAAGCGAAGCAACATTATCAGGACGTTTTAGCTCAAGAACCGAAGCCGCTAGATATTCCAGAATGGGGTGGTCGTTATTTTGTACGGCCACAGATTTCCGTCAAAAAGAAGATGGAAATTCAGTCTAAATTGACTGGCGATAAGATGGATGAAGGATTGGCATTGACGCTGATCTATTATCTAGTGCATGAGAATGGTGAACCATGCTTCAAGAAGTTGGAGATGGTTGAGATCCTTCGTTCGGTCGATCCTGACGTGTTAATTAGGGTTGCTGGCGAAATCGCTGAAATGCAGCCCAAAGCGGAAGACATATCGGGAAACTGAAAAACGATCAAGCCCTATTCTTCTGCTACCAGTTAGCGGAACATCTTCATAAGACTGTTGATGAAATTATGGAAATGGGTTTGATCGAATTTCAAGGCTGGGTGTCTTACTTTGAGGTGAAAGAAAGTGGCAGCAAATCCCGTTAGAATTCCAATAAGCGCAGAAGACCAGTTTTCTAGGGTCTTTGGCAAGGCTTCTAAAGGTCTTTCATCTATAGGCAGTGTCGCGGCTCAAACGTCTATCAAGGTCGCAAAAATAGGCATCGCATTCGCTACTGTCGGCACAGCGGCCACCGCAGCACTAACCAAAATGTCGATGGAATCTATCGACAATCTCGCAAAAACAGCAGACAAAATCGGAGCAACGACTGAGGCCCTTTCTGGTTTACGTCATGCTGCTGAAATAACAGGCGTATCAACATCAACGCTTGACATGGCAATGCAGAGACTTGTAAGACGAGTCGCTGAAGCTGCTAATGGAACAGGCGAAGCCAAAGGCGCATTGATAGAGCTTGGTTTAAACGCGCAAAAACTACAAAAACTACCACTAGATCAGCAAATGGAAAAGATTGCTGAAGCTATGGGTGGCGTTGAATCCCAGTCTGATCGTGTCAGATTGGCCATGAAGCTATTTGATTCTGAAGGTGTTGCATTGGTCAACACGCTAGGTCTTGGTGCTGATGGTCTTCGACAAATGGCCGAAGAATCTCAGAAGTTAGGGCTTGCAGTATCTCGAGTCGATGCGGCTCAAATTGAGATGGCGAATGATGAAGTTACTCGCGCCAAGGCAGTATTCACTGGGTTAGGCAATCAGCTTGCGACTGCATTTTCACCAATCATCTATGGGATAGCTAACGGCTTCAGACAGTCAGCGTTAGATTCAGAAGACTTCGGAACAATAGGTCAACGAGTCGCAAACGCTGTTGTGAATAGTTTCGCAAACGTTCTCAATGCAATCAATTCAATCAAGACAGCGTTCGTCACTGTCAAAGCGATGGGATTAGAAGTCCTTCTATTTTATAAGGAAATCGAAAACACGGTTGCAGGCATTCTTGATCGATCTAACGTCAATGAATTAAAAAAACAGATTCAAGCTGTCGAATTGCAGATGCATAAAGGCGAAATCGGCGCGATTGACGCTAGACGAGAAATTGATCGTCTGACTGAGGCATATCGGAACGGAACGCTTGTCGCTGAAAAAAACGAATTCGCAGAATCCTTTGAAGAAACGAAAGCAGCACTCCAAGCTACGCAGGTCGAGTTGGCTAATCTTCTAACAAACCCGCCGCCTGGAGATGCTCTTTTAACTAGATTTGAAGAAATACAAGCAAGCGTCAGAAGGACAGCAGAGCAAATTGCTGGTGTCACTGGCGGCATGGAAGATGAAGAAGATAAGAAAGGAAAGAAAGTCGTTGAAAAAATGAGTTTCTTCCAAGAGCAAAAGATCAAAGGTCAAAAGAAATACGACGAATTCATGATGAAATCAACTACGGCTCAGACTGCCCACGTTCTTGGTGAATTAGGCAGTCAGTTCGCAGGCGTAGCAAGTAATAATAAAAAGCTCTTTCAACTTAATAAGGCATTTCAGATTGCACAAGCGATCATGCAAACCTACCAGGGCGCTACTCTTGCATTATCTAGCTATCCACCGCCGCTAAGTTTCATCATGGCAGGGGCGCAGGTAGCCGCTGGTTTGGCGCAAGTAGCCCAGATCAAAGCTCAGTCATTCGAAGGTGGTGGTTTCACTGGGTTTGGTGCTAGGGCTGGCGGTATGGATGGCAAGGGTGGATTCCCTGCTATGCTCCATCCGAACGAAACGGTTGTTGATCATACAAAAGGCGGTCAAGGTATCACTATCATTAATAACGTAGATGCTAGAGGCGCAGGCCCAGAAGTAGATATCAAGATCCAGCAAGCCATGCAAGTAACGTCACAACAGACTATCGCTACTGTGCAAGACTTGATGCGTAGAAGGCGGTTCGCATGACAACTTATACATTCGCCACAGATGTCGGTGTAACTCCGACTACTCAGACCTGGGAACTGGTAACGAATACCAAGATGTTTCAGTCTCCGCTGACCAATGCCATTCAGACAACGACTAGGAAAGGTTCGTATTGGAAGACCACCGCGACGTTTAATAATCTGACTGGTTCCGACAGGGCCAAGATGCAAGCATTCCTGGCTAAGCTAGATGGGCAAGTCCATAGGATGTATTTCACTGATTACGGATATAACCGATCAGGTAATGCGCCTAGCGGTGATTCTGTTACAAACCTGAAGGTTAAAGGCGCAAGCCAGACTGGTTCTAGCGTGATTGCTGATGGTGCTGATTTAAGCAATACGAACTATTTCAAAGCTGGTGATTATGTGGCGTTTAATAACGAGTTTCACATCGTCACGGCTGATTGTTCTACCAGCGGAATCGGTGAAATCACGATTCCTATTGCACCACCATTGAGACAATCACCGGATGATAACGATCCTATCAACTTTGTCACGCCTTTAGCGGTGATGATCGTTACGTCTACTGCGTCATGGGATACGCGCCCAGGTCGAGTATCTAACTTCAAAATAGAAGCAATAGAAGATGTTCTAGCATGACTAGGGGCTTTTCTACAGCAGTTAATACAGCGCTTCAGGCCCAGAATGTTAATCTGGTCATGTTCGCCAAGCTGGAGTTTCCGTCTGGGACGCTCTACGTTCATAACGGGCTTGGAACTTATACTTGGGATTCACAAAACTGGCTAGGTGTCGGAGACTTAGGTTCTATTTCTAAAGTAGAAGAAGGCGTTGATGTTAGCCCTTATGCCATTACTCTTACGCTATCCGGTTTAGATGCCACGATATCAGGCGCTGCGTTGACGGAAGATTACTTCATGCATCCAGTGACTGTTTACCTTGGTGTCTTAGATTCAGACGATACCTTAATTGATACGCCTATCCAGGTTTGGGCTGGGTTTATGGATCAGATGAATCTTACCGTCGGGGCAGATGGTGGTGATGCTATCCAGCTTATAGCTGAGTCTGAGCTATCACGGTTTGATAAGTCTAAAAACCTGATGTATACCAATGCCAACCAACAGCAGAGATATTCTGGCGATTTGTTCTTTAGTCATATTCACAAAGTTGAAGGCGCTAAGATCAAGTGGGGTGCTTCTAATAATGGGCCAGTAGATAACCCGCAGACCCCAGGCGACATCAAAGAACGCCGCGAAATGGCATGATTCAAGTCCTACAAGCCCTGAATAAGTGGGAAAGAAAAGACTTTGATTACGGTTCGGTTGATTGCTGTCAGTTCGCAGGTTTTATAGTTAAAGAGCTTACAGGAAAAGACTATCTAGCCGATTTCCACTATAATTCTGAGACAGATGCTGAGTCTATTATCAAGGACTTTGGTGATCTGGAAGACACTGCTGCAAGCGTTTTAGGGACGCCTACGGAAGATATAAAATCTTTAAAGGATGGATGCCCTGTGATTGTCAAAACGCCTCAAGGCCAAGTGATGGGCGTTAAATTAGGCAATACGGCAGTCTGTTTAGTTCACAAGGGAATGATTAGAATCCCTGAAGAACATATCGCATCAGGTTGGAATATATGCCTCAAGTAATTCCATTTGTATTAGCCACAGTAGGATATACAGCAGCAGCTTTAGTTGGTGCGTCTATTAGCTATGGTGCGGCTTTAGCTCTTGGTGGAGCATTGCTTGTAGCAGGCACGTTTGCTGCTAAAAAGGTCATGGATCTTTTTGAAGTAGAAATGCCCAAGATCGATACTGATCGATCACGTCAAGCCACCGTTAAGTCTACTACCGAACCTTATAAGATCATCTATGGCCAGACTCTTGTTTCTGGGCCTATTGCCTTCGTAGGTACGGCTAATACCGATAACAAAGATCTCTATTACGCCATCGCCTTAGCAGGCCATGAAGTCAATGACATCACTGATATGCATTTTGATGATGTTGTTATTCCTGATTCTGAAATTGGCGGTGGTTCTAGTTCAGGCGGTAACGTTACAGGCTCTGGGATCTTTGGGCCGAAGAATTCAAAAACGATCGTTAAGATCAACAAGTATCTAGGAACATCTACACAGGCAGCAGATAGTGATCTTGTTGCAGCTTTCACAGGATGGACATCTGCCCACCAAGGCAAGGGAATCGCCTATATCGTCACCAAATGGACGTTAGACGAAGATTCTCAAGAGACTTGGGATAAATATACGCCACAAAACATCAAGGCTCTGGTTCAAGGGAAGAAGCTGTATGATCCACGACTAGAATATGCTGCTGTTTCTACTTACGGGCAAGGCATCACTAACGCAAGCTATATAGCCTACGGCGATAACCCAGCGTTATGCTTGGTTGACTACTTAATAAATTCCGATTATGGCATGGGCATCGCAGCGTCTAAGATTGATTGGCCTGCGGTAGTCACTGCTGCGAACGGTTGCGATGTTTCCGTTTCGGTTCCTGGCGGTTCTCAGTCTAGGTTTACCTGTAACGGTGTTCTGTTCGGTACTGATTCCCATAGAACGAACATCAACAAGCTGTTAAGTTCAATGAACGGGATGCTTTCCTATGTGAATGGAAAGTACGTCATGCGTGCTGGGATCTACGAAGCACCAGCTATAAGCCTGAACGAAGATGATCTGATATCTGGATTATCGATTAAAACGTCTTTGGAACGTGGTGATCGATTCAACACGATCAAAGGGGTCTTCATTGATCCTAGTCAAAACTACAAGTCAACTGAATTTCCTGAAGTTCAACTAGCGGATGCTGTCACTAGAGACAATGGTGAAGTATTAGACAAAGAAATTGCGCTAAATATGACGAATTCGTCCTACATGGCGCAGCGGATTTCAAACAAGTTAATCCAGCTTTCCGATCAGCAAAAAGTCGTAACCTTCCCTGCGAATTTATCAGCGATGCGTGTTGCTGTCGGAGACAGGGTTCAGGTTTCTATCGATGAACTAAGCTGGTCTAACAAAGTCTTTCAGTGTCTAGGATGGACCTTCAGTGAAGAAGGTGGGGTCAATCTTACATTACGCGAAGATTCTTCCACGTCTTATGCAGATCCTGCTGTCGGAGACTATTCTACAATCACGGCTACTGGTGACATTACGCCTGGATTCCGTGGAGTCCCTAGCCCATCTGGTCTAAGCGCCACCGCTGGTCTGAAGAACGTTGAATTGGATTGGGTTAATCCGCCCAACAATAAAGACTACGAATCTATCTATGTCTACGCGTCACCGAATGGTAACTTTTCATCAGCGGTCAAGATTGGTGAAACAGACGGGACTCAGTTTGTTCATGACTTCGCTAACGGTATTGATGCAGTAAGTCCTGGCGATACCCGTTACTACTGGGTTAGGGCTATAAAATATCAAGGCACATCAGCCGAAGCTAGATCCAACCTAGAACCAAACGCTGATCCTAATACCACAGTCTTCGCCACAGTCGGAAGAGTAGAGTGGTCTGATGTCTCTGGTTCTACCAATGCGCCAGAAGATAATGCCACCGTTGGGGCGACTGTCGGAACTGATTTATATGACACCGATGGAACTACGGTATTAGGCCAAAGTGATGTTCTTAACTCTATCCTTGCTCAAGATATTCTTTTGGTCGAAACCGAAGCAGGCGATGTCTTAGATTTAGAAACGGGCGCGGATGTAGACATTCAGAATCTAGGCGATGTTGCGATCTACGTCAGTGATCAGAATGCGATTCTGAATTCATCGATCACGTCTGTTTCAAACAGCTTATCTAGTCTTCAAGATGTCGTTGTAGATCTAACGACTGGCGTTAGCGATATCTACATTCAAACATCAGCACCTGTTGCTGGCGTTGGCGGTATTCCAGATCCGATCCCTGATTTCTCAAGATGGTATGACTCAGATGATAACAATCATCCATACTACTGGGATAGCACTCAATGGGTATCATTGAAGGATGGCGAGATTGCCCAGAATGCATCAGCAATTACGAGTCTTCAGTCTTCGTTAAGTACGACTAATTCTAATGTAACGACAAATGCGTCTGCGATATCTGCTTTAGATACAACTGTCACATCTTTGAATGGTACGGTAACAAGCATATCAAGTGATGTCACAGCCCTTGAGAATACAGTAAACGATGCATCAACGGGTGTTGCAGCGAACGCATCTGGTCTTTCTAGCCTTACTACTAGAGTAACTGCGGCTGAAGGAACGATCACTTCGCACACTTCAGACATTACTACGCTTCAGTCTGATTTAACGACAGCAGAAGGGAACATCACCACAAATGCGACTGGTATCAGCGGCCTAACTACCCGAGTCACTACGGCTGAAGGGAACATCACCACTAATGCATCCGATATCACTGCATTAGAATCAACAGTTAATGACGCCTCTACAGGTGTGGCTGCGACAGCTTCGGGGCTTAGCGCACTAACTACAAGGGTAACAACCGCTGAGAATGATATTGACAGCAATTCATCAGCAGTAACCACGTTAGATGCATCATTTACTCAAGATGTTAATTACAGAACCAAGGTAGCGGATGAATCAGCTAATTTACTTACGACTGAAGGTGATGTTGATGTCGAATTAGAAGAGCTTACAGACTTCGTATCAGGATCTTCCGCAGCGGTTCAAGCCTTAGACGTTAGAACGACTGCAAGTGAAGATAACATCACGAGTCAATCAAGCCAGATCACGGCTTTAGAATCTACGGTCAATGATCCGACTACTGGGGTTGATGCTACTGCAACAGGTCTTAGTTCACTAACTACAAGGGTAACGACTGCGGAAGGTACGATAACGTCTCAGTCTAGTTCTATTACAGCACTTCAAAGCGATTTAGATCTTGCAGAATTAACCGTAGCAGCAAATGCTTCTGCCGTTAGCTCATTGGATACCAGGGTTACCAGCGCAGAAGGAACAATTACTTCTCAGTCCACATCTATCACTAATTTGGAAAGCGGTTTAACTACTGCCCAATCAGGCGTTACAACGAATTCATCGGCAATAAGCGCATTAGATACTCGTGTTACATCCGCTGAAGGGACTATCACATCTCAGTCTAGCGATATAACCACACTTCAATCTGGATTAACAACTGCAAACAGTAACATATCGTCTAATTCAACGGCGGTAAGTTCTTTGGACACTAGAGTTACTAGCGCAGAAGGATCTATTACCAGCATATCCGCTGATGTGACCACACTTCAATCCGATCTAACGACCGCTGAAGGCAATATATCTACTAATTCAACGGCTCTGAGCAGCTTAACGACTAGAGTTACAAGCGCAGAAGGATCAATTACTTCTCAAGCAGCAGATATAACCACGCTGCAATCTGATTTGACATCAGCAGAAACGGATATTTCTGGAAATGCCACGGCGATTAGCGGGATAGATACACGAGTCACTTCGGCAGAAGGATCTATTACTAGCATTTCTAGCAGTCTTACGAGCCTATCAACCACGGTTGGGAGCAACACGACATCAATCAGCACCCAGGCTACATCTATTAATGGCCTGGAAGCCCAGTATACGGTCAAGATTGATAATAATGATCGGATAGCTGGATTCGGTCTAGCGTCCACATCTGCAACAGGTACACCTACAAGTGAATTTGTAGTCATTGCTGATAAGTTTTCTGTCGTTGACCCATTATCTACTTCAGACACGCCTATCGTTCCTTTTTCCGTTACTAGCGGGAACATATACATGGGAACAAATGTGGTTATTTCTGGTTCATTAATTACGACAGGAACCATATCTGCTGATAGAATAAATATCGATGGCGTAACGTTAGATACATCTGGCGGGCAACTGATCATCGCGGGTGGCGGCGTTGATACAAATCAAATCGCGCTAAATGCTGTCTCTGGGATTGAGGTTGATTTCAATAGTTCAACTACAGCAACAACAATAAATGCAGCAAATAATCCAACATATAATTCATCCACGGACGAAGCATCAGTAACAATCGTCACTGAAGGTGGTCCTATTGATTTATTTGCTTCGTTTGAATTTGCTGCTTCAACGTATTACACCAACACCTACACAGCAGTTCAGCTTTGGCTTTGGCGCAAAACTGGAGCCACATATACGTTAATTTATTATACTTATAACCCATATATGGATAAAAATCTTGGATTACAGTTAGGCGTTTCATACTTAGATCAGCCAGCCGCTGGAACGCATACTTATATCATGCAGATAGGCCGTGTTCCTTCTTATAATGTTTATGGAAGATTCCCATATCTTAGAGCTTTGGAGTTAAAGCGATGAGGTTCACAAAGTATAATCTTTCATCTGGGAAAATTACGTCTAATGTATTTACTCAAAACATTGATCAAAGAATCAATGAAGGCGAAGGATATGTTGAAGGATGGTATTCGCCAGATGAATATCAAATTCAAGATGGCATCCCAATACAAATATCGGTTGAAGTTGTAGATGTCACAGATCAACCAAGATTAACCAGGAATCAGCGATTATCGGATACTGATTGGACTCAGGTTTCAGATAGCCCGTTATCAGAAGAGAAAAAGCTAGAATATCAAGCGTATAGACAAGAGCTAAGAGACTTACCAAATCATGCAAATTGGCCCAATCTGAATGATGAAGATTGGCCTGTAATGCCTTAAAATACAACCAGAGGTGACTTATGTCTAAGATTTCAGAGCTTTCAGATGGTGGATCATTACTACCGACGGACTATCTTATTGCAGTCCGTTCTGGCGGTAATGTCAAAGTCCAGGCTGATACGATTAACGTTGATCAGATCGATCTCGGTGATAACGAGAAGATTCGCCTGGGGAATTCTCAAGACCTACAGATTTATCATGATGGTAGTCATAGTCGCATTGATGACGCAGGAACAGGCAAACTTATTTTACGTGGTAATGATGCTGTAGAAATACATAAGTATACTGGCGAATACATGATAACCGCTGTTGCTGATGGCGCTGTTACCCTTTATCACGATGATTCAGCCAAACTAGCCACCACTTCCACAGGCATCGACGTAACGGGTACTTTGGTTAGCGACGGTTTGACTGTTTCTCCTTCTGGGACTCAGCAAGTTCTTGCAACGCTTAGAGCAAACAGCGGAGCAGGTGGTGGTTTAGTAGTGCAAACAGACGCTTCTGATGATGGTCTTATTAGAGGCTATGATTCTTCAGGCAATGTTCAACTGCAATTCGATACAGATGGTGGTGATAACTACATTGCTCAGGGCAACGTCGGGATTGGACACGCATCTCCAGGAACTAAACTAGATGTCAATGGTGCAGTTCGTTCTTATGTAAGTGGCGGAACACCAATATTTTATTTAAGTAATGGAACAACCCAACACAGCATACAAAATACAAGCGGTGCATTGACCTTCTTTAGAGATGCCACAGAAGCCATGCGCATTGACGCGCAGGGGCAAGTCAGGCTATCAAACACTACACCTGTTTGGGATACAACATTCAAATCGCTTGTGGTTAAAGGCGGCTGGGTAGGCTCGCAAAGTTCTGATTATTTCTATGTGGGCGGTCAAAGTTACTTTAATGCAGATTGGAAAAGGTTGAACGCAAACGCTGCATCTTTATACGAACAATCGTTTGGCGTGCATAAATGGTACAACACGATATCGGGTGCTGCGGACTCTACAATATCGTGGGCTCAAGCAATGACGCTGGATGCAAGCGGCAACTTGTTGGTTGGGCATATCTCCTTAAATGGAACAGGCGGTGTTGATATAGGCACTAGTGGTTACGTTCGTGCTTCGCGCTCAGGAGACGAAGCCGCTATTTTCAACAGAGAAACAAACGACGGCACTATTGTTTCGCTACAGAAAGACGGCACCACAGTCGGTAGTATTGGTAGTGAAACAAGTAATTCCGACTTATATATAGGAAATGGCGATACTGCAATCATGTTTCATGATGGCGTTGATGCAATTTTTCCACACAACGCATCCACCAATGCTGGACGGGATGCGGCAATAGATATTGGATACAGCTCTTACCGATTCAAAGACCTCTACCTGTCAGGCAACGCAATGGCTGACAATTTCGTAGGTACAGATGATACAGACACGTTTATCGCCATGACTGGCAGCAACGTGATGCGTTTCTTTACTGGCAATTCCGAAGCCGCTAGGTTTGATAGCTCTGGCAACTTGTTGGTTGGGACGCCGAGCTCCGCTGGAAGATTTTGTGTTGAACATTCTTCTACATCAACGCCTGCTGGTTTTTTCAACAACCCAAATTCTGGCACAAGCGGAGTACAGGCTTTAGGTACAAGTTTACCTTCAACGGCAAACAACACTAATTGTTATCACTTAAAATCTACTACTCAAGGTGTTGCTTCTTATTATCTTTATGGCGATGGTTCTTCGTCTTTCACTTCAGATGAACGCCAAAAGAAAAACATTGTAACTACTAGAGATGGGTATCTTGACGATCTTAAAAATCTTCGTGTCGTTGATTATCACTGGAACAATCAAGAAGACACCGAAGACAAGAACATTGGTTTGATTGCTCAAGAAGTAGAACAAATTTTTCCGCATTTAATTGTAGAGCATGAACTTGAAGGTGCTGGTGTAAGAAAAAATCTAAAAGGCTCTGACTTTACATTTATTTTAATTAAAGCCATCCAAGAACAACAAGACCTAATTGAATCACTAACTGCACGTATCGCACAACTAGAAGGAGCTAACTAATGGCAACAACATGGACAATCTCAACACTTGAAAGAACTCTTGCTGACGGTGGCGTAACTGTTGCACACTGGCGAGCTACTGACGTAGACGGAGACTACTCTGCATCATCCTACGGCACTTGTGGGTTTTCACCAGACCCTTCAGATCCTTCCTTCGTGGCTTATGACAGCCTCACGGAAGCTGAAGTCTTACAGTGGTGCTGGGACAACGGTGTAGACAAGGACGCTATTGAAGCATCTCTGGCAGCTAAGATTGAATCTGACAAGAACCCAACTCAGGCTAATGGAGTGCCTTGGTAATGGAAATCGTATGGGAAATCTTTAACTGGCTTACAGCAACAGTAACCTTAGCATCAGTAGTTAGCGCAATGACACCTACGGACAAGGACGACAAGATCGTAGCTAAGCTCAAGCAATTCGTTGATCTACTTGCGGTCAACATTGGTCACGCTAAGAAGTAAGGAATCCATCGTGCAGGAAGAAGCAAAGGCGATAACAGACGCAATCGCAGTATCTGGTGGCGTCGCAACTCTAGCTGGCTGGCTTCCTGACGTTGCCGCACTTTTTACTATCATCTGGTTATCCATTAGAATATGGGAATCAGACACCGTTCAAAAATTAAGGAGCAAATAATGCCAACTTTGAAAATCGATGATCGTGAATTCGAGATTGATGATCTTTCAGACGAAATCAAATTAAAAGTAGGCAGGATGCAAGAAATCAACAATCAGATTCGTTCATTGAATCTTCAGATCAGTGAGTTACAAACAGTCTTTCAGGCTTATGTAAACACGATCAATTCAGAGTTAGAAGCTAGCGAATGATTTAACGCTGGTTTCTGAGGTGAAGTATGATCGCAGAAATCAGCGCAGCAATCGCAGCAGTCCAGGCAGTTAATTCTGCCATCAGTTCCCTGAAAGAGTCAGCGGGTCACGCAGGCGATCTTTCTGCTGTGGTAGGTAGATGGGCAGAGGCTACTGAGAAAGCCCAAGAAGCTGAGAAGAAAGGCGCTGGTGTGATGTCGTACAAAGAGGCGCTTCAGATGGAGTCTGTCACGCGGCAACTGGCTAACTTTGACCGACAACTGCAAGATATATGCCTGCTTCAAGGACAAGGTGATCTCTACCGATCCATCAAACAAAGGATGGAAGAGTCACGGCTTGCTCATGAGAAAGAAGTCGCTAAACTAAGAGCCAAGCGCAAAGAGTTCCGCAAGACCATGAAATTACTAGGAACCATTCTGTTCTCTGGGATCTCATTCATGGTTCTTTTACTAGGCGCTTTATATCTCTGGGTGCGAATGAGATGATCATGGCATTTATGTTAATGATTATGGTCAACGGTGAGATGCGGGATACCGAAATGATGTACTTCCGCAATGTGAATCGATGTAACTTCTTCGCAGGTGCGCTAGAAAAAGGTTCGTCCGATAATGGTCAATATAAGATTACTGCCTGGTGCGAGCCTAAGATGGTGAAAGACAACGTTAAATTTTGGGATTAACTATGAAACTAGATGGAATCAAAAACTTAATCGGTGGTCTTGCGCCTACGATTGGAGCCGCTCTAGGAGGCCCTGTAGGGGGCATGGCGGCAGAAACGATTGCTAAGGTACTAGGATGCAGCCCTGAGCCAAAGTCTATCGAGAAGGCCCTACAGACTGCCACGCCTGAACAAATAGCTGAAGTTAAGAAGGCCGAGATCCAGTTTCAAACCAGGATGAAGGAATTGGAAGTCGATGTCTTCGCGCTCGAAACTCAAGACATCCAACACGCGCGCCAAACGATGGGAAAAGATTGGACTCCAAAAGCTATTGCGATCATGTGCGTGATCTTTTTTGGTGGGTATATCGGGATGGTTACTATCATGCCGCCGGACCAAAATTCAGACACGATTGTCAGTCTTGTCTTGGGCTATTTAGGTGGCATTGTTTCATCAATAATAAGTTTTTATTTTGGCGCGAGTCATAAGGATTGACATGGAAAAACTCAGGGAAATGCTGAAACGTCATGAAGGCGTTAAGTCTCATGCGTATAAATGTTCAGCAGGGAAAATCACCGTCGGTGTCGGAAGGAACATTGATCAAGATGGCGGTCTAGGTTTAAGCGATGATGAAGTTGATTTCTTGCTAGACAACGACATCATCCGATGCATAAAAGAGCTTCAAATCTTCCCTTGGTTCAACACTTTGAACGAAGCAAGACAACACGCGATTATTGATATTTGTTTCAACATCGGTCTTCCCAGGTTGATGCTTTTCCAGAAAGCCAATCTAGCTATGTCTACAAGCAATTTCGATCTTGCCGCTGATGAGTTCTATGACTCCAAGTGGGCTAAACAAGTAGGCAACAGGGCTATTGAGATCTGCGAGATGATCAGAAGTGGCGAATATAAAAAGGCCCCGATCGGCTAGGGGAAGGATACCGAAAGGGGCCTGGAGCAATCCAGGCAATATATCATATTTCATAGTTGCAATGTTAATCATTCCTGTTACAATGTCATGGCATTTATTAACAGGAGCAATGAAATGCAACAATCAGAACAAGTCAACGAGCTATTCGCTGCAATGGCGAAGGCTCAGGCTGAGATCAAGAATCCAGCCAAGAACACGAAGAATACGTTCTTCAAAAACGAATACGCTGATCTAACGTCAGTTCTTAACGCCATCCGTCCAGTCGCATCATCCCATGGATTAAGTTTCATCCAGTCGGTGGATATGATCGATGAACGGGTAACGGTACAGTCTCAGATATCCCACGGTTCTGGTCAGTGGATCCGCTGTAGTGCGATGGTTCCGTTGTCCGATAACGTGAAGAACGTTCCCCAGGATATCGGGATTATCTCTACCTACATCCGTAGATACCAAGCTCAAGCGATGTGGGGCATCAATGCTGAAGATGACAATGATGCTCAGACACTTACGGATAACTCTATTGGTATTGAGAACATCTCAGAGAAGAAAGTAGCGCACATCGATGCGTTACTAGACTCTACTAAGTCTAATCGTCAAGCGTTTCTCAAAGTCTATGGCGTTGAGAAGATTGAAAACCTTACGGACAGTCAATACGACAAGGCAGTGAGTCAACTTCAGCAGAAGAAAAGGGGGCAGAAATGAGAAGAAGGTTCTCAGACTGGGGATTTTTCATTGAAGCGAAAGACTTCATCCGTAAGCCTGACTTCCAGCGAATGTATCGATGAAGATCCACAACGTGGAACAAGGGACGCCTGAGTGGTTCAGGCTCCGCCTGGGCAAGCCTTCAGCAAGTAGGTTCAAAGATTGCGTCACGGGTACAGGTAAGCCGTCAGCTAGTGCTGAGAAGTATATGCACGAGCTTTTAGCCGAAAGACTATCAATGAAACGGTTTGAAGGCTTTGATACTTTCCACATGAAACGTGGCCGTGAACTAGAACCCCAAGCGGCTGATGTGTTTAGTTTTCAGACAGATTTACCCTGCCGAGAAATCGGGTTTGTAACCGATGACAAGGAAGCTATCGGTTGCAGTCCTGATCGGTTAGTCGGTGATATCGGGCTAGAGATTAAATGTCCGATGCATACGACTCAGGTGAAGTATCTTATTGATTACCACAAAGAAGGAATCATGCCACCAGAGTATTATGCCCAAGTCCAGGGGACTATGTGGATCATGGATTTACCAGACTATTGGTTTATGTCTTACCATCCAGATCTTCCTAATTTGATCATGAAAGTTCAACGGGATGATAAGTATATCGCTGGTCTTCAAGCGGCGATTGAGAAACTACTTGAAGATCTAGAAACTAACTTTCAACTCATAGGAGTCTAAAATGCAATATGACAATCGGGGAAAAGTAAGCCTGTGGAAGAACGACAAAGGCGGCGATAAGCAGCCAGTCGTAACGGGTAAGGTCGTTGCTCATAGGGATATCAAGGAAGGTGAAACTTTAGATATTGCCTTGTGGAAACGCGATGACGCATCTGGGAACCAGCCAGTGATGACTGGTAAGATCTCAGATCCATATAAAAAGGATGACGGTGATGACCTACCGTTTTGATTTCGGCAAAGCTCTGAAGGAAATGCAGGATGAGCAAAGGGTTAGTTCTTCTGAACTAGCCCGTCGGCTCAATGTTCATCGACAACAAATAAATCACTGGCGGGGCAGGAAGGATGCAAAAATATCGTTGGTTATTAAAGTCTGTCATGGTCTCGACGTTGAAGTCTTTGATTTCTTGGAAAGATCAATTAATTAAAGGTTTAAAAAGGCTTTGGTTAGAAGTGAAGTGGTTTGTCGAAGACGTGATTGAAGAGGTTAAACGAAGATGAACGGCGTATTCTGGATGATTCGTAATCGGAAGGATATTGATCAAGTCTTGAAGTTCTTCAAGAAATTTCTTGATGACTGGGATTACTCAAGACCGATAGCCTGGAAGGTTGAGCCGTATTCTGCGACTAGAAGCCTGAGTCAGAATGCTTTATTTCATATGTGGTGCGGTGAGATGGCAGATCACTTCTCAAGCAAGATCGACATCACGCCAGAGAAAATGAAACTACTGATGAAGAACGAGTTTCTTGGAACGGAAGATGTCTTTATCGGTAAGACGGAGATCAAGCATCAACTCAGATCTACGTCGAGTTTGAGTAAAGGCGAAATGCATCAATTTATGGAGCAGGTTTTTCATTGGGGACTAGATCACGGGGTTACTTTGACCAACCCCAAGAATTCGGAATTTGCTCGTGCCAGAAACGCTGCGATCTAAAGCCCTAAGACTTTTCCAGTTAAAGAGAAGACTGGAAGAATGTGACGATCATGGCTTCGGGGCTTGCGTGACCTGTGGAAAAGTCGGTCACTACACAAAGATGCATGGTGGTCACTTCATCCCTAAAGGTAAAAGTTCGTTCCATGCGTTCAATCCTGACAATGTTCACCTTCAATGCCCTGGCTGTAATTTATACGGCATGAAACATGGACTCGCAGCGCAGAATTACACTGTCTTTATGATTGAAGCGTACGGAAAAGCGTACGTTGATTTCATGTTGGATACGGCAAACAAACCGCATAAACTCTATGCCGCCGATTATAGGGAAATGATCGAAGAGTTTAATGCCGAAATTAAACAACTCAAAGGAAAGCTGTTTTGATTGCGGCGAGCGAGCAGTTCATGCACATCACGTTGTTCCCAAGTCTTTGGGTGGAACGACTACCGTTAATTTGTGTGCTGACTGCCACGGTAAGGTTCATAATCGGAGCTTCATCGACTCAAGCGCATTGGTCAAAAAGGGTCTGGCTAAACGTAGGAAGAAAGGTTTGCATCATGGTTCGCCGCCTTTTGGCTATGATCTAGAGAACGGAAAATTAAAGAAGAATCCAGCGGAATACAAAGTAGTCAAATTAATTATCAATTTACACTACCAGGGGAAAAGCGGTGGAAAAATACGAGATGAACTCAACCGAAGAGGCTTGGCGAAACGGAATGGTAAAATTTGGGACCGAAGCACAGTCTATCAGCAAATCAAAAGGTATCGACAGCGCCAACGAGAAGGACTGGAACCTGATCAATAAGCCACCGCACTATAACAAGGGTGGTATTGAAGCGATTGATTACATCAAGCAGCAGCTTGGTCCAGGGTTTAAGGGATACTTAGAAGGGAATGTCTTAAAGTACATTCACCGACATAAGTACAAGCAAAATCCCAAGCAGGATCTTGAAAAGGCTAAATGGTATTTGGAACGGTTGATTCAAGAGATAGACTAGAGTATATTGAATGTGTCGGCGGGGCTGCCAACCCCTGAAGGCCGATTTGGGTAAGGTAGGAAAGACAACCGTGCACAAACCGACACGGCTGTAATTATCCCACCTTTTCAAACTGCCTTCAAGACCAATTGCGACTAGTTGCAACTGGTCACAACTGGTCATCTCCGTCGCTCGTTTCGTCTGGCTTAATCGTGCCAGCAAGTAGTGGCAACACTAGATACGAACATAGCGATAATCCGTGAGCATGTTGTAGGTCTGACCACTTGACCCGACTCACGTCCTTGAATTGCAGCAGGCCCCGAGCGGGGTATGGTAGGAGTTGCGTCCTACTAGGAAAGGGAAACCACATGAGTACCGGATCTTAGGATCTAGAGACGCATGGGCTAAGTCATCTAGCGAATGATACGCCTGTCTCTTGCAACAGGGAAAAAGTGGAGCTATGCCCAAAATACAGGGTGATACATGAAGATCATTTTGACTGATGCTGAAGTAGAAATAGCGCACATGATTGCCGAAGGTAAATCAACCTACGGCCCACAAGTCAGTTGGAATAAATTCACCAGATCAGGTGATGCTCATACAAATTTAGTGAATGGATTCGCCGCTGAAATGGCGGTTGCGAAATATCTAAACGTTTACCCAGATCTGAAGGATAAATCAGATCATGAAGACTTAACTTATAGGGGACAAACGATTAATGTTAAAAGCACCAAATATCCTTATGGCAAGTTGCTGGTTCCTGATTACCAGGGCAGAACTGCTGATTGGTATATCTTGGTCACTGGGGAAATGCCTGAATTCACGATCAGGGGCGTAGTCCATGCTGATGAAGTCTTTAGGCAAGAAAACATAGGCGACTTAGGAAAAGGGAAGGCTTATATCATGGAGCAATATCAACTCATGGCAATGGAAGATTGGCTAGATGCTTAGGCCACATCAAGAACAAGCAATCAACCAATTAAGGCATTCAATCAAGAAGGGCAATAAAAGAATCATCTTGGCTGCACCGTGTAGCTTCGGGAAGACACGGGTAGCAATGGAGATCCTGAAGAACACTGCCAAGAATGGCAAGAAGGGCATCTTCATTTGCGACAGAATCAAGCTAGTCCAGCAGGCTCTTGAAGAATTCGACAGGGCAGGGCTAAAGGTCGGGGTCATGCAAGGTGATCACTGGCGAACAGATCCCAATGCAGACATACAGATAGCATCAGTTCAGACTTTAGCGAGAAGACGTTACCAGCCGATCTTTCACGTTGCCATCGTGGATGAATGCCATACGCACTATAAGCATTTAACCGAATTGATGGAGAAGAACTCTAAAGTCATCTTTATCGGGTTAAGCGCTACACCTTATGCGAAAGGATTGGGCAAGCACTATCAAGATCTGGTCGTTCCGATTACCACTGAACAGCTTCTTGATAAGGACTACTTATGTCCTGTTAAGTATTTCGGTGGAAGTCATGTCAATTTAAATGGTGTGAAAACAAAAAGACTTTCCACAGGCGGGTCGGACTATGATCCAATGTCTTTGGCGAAAGCCACTGAAGAAGATCAAAAGCTGGTAGGTGACATCATTGAAAATTTCAAAAGGTTCGGTCAAGGCCAGACGATTGCATTCAGTCCATCAATTAAAACGTCGAAAAAACTGGTGGAAATGTTCCGAAAAGCGGGAATCTCAGCAGAACACATCGACGGCTACATGGACGATGAAGAAAGAAGAATAATTTACGAAAGTCATGATGAAGGCGACTTCCAAGTGTTGAGTTGTTCGCAATTACTTAACACGGGATATGACGCGCCAAAAGTCCAGACGTTAATCGATCTAAAGCCTACTAAAAGCCTGATTTCTTATATCCAGCGAGCAGGCAGGATCATGCGACTCCATCCCAATAAGACCCACGCGATCTACCTAGACCATGCAGGTAATGTCTTGAGACACGGCTTCCCTGAGTCGATTGTTCCAGAAAGTCTCGACGCTGGGGACAAGACCTACAACGAACGTGAACTGACTAAAGAGAAAAAAGAATCAGAATTATCGTTGTGTCCACAATGTTTCCAGCATTTCGTTGTAAAGTGTGTCTGTGGTTACGAAAGACCGCCAAAGCAAGTCTTGAAGTCAGATAGTCAGATTCTCAAAGAACTGAAGAAAAATAATCGCGACTTCTCGAAAGAAGACAAAGCCAGATGGTTAGGTGAATTCCATTTTTACGCCAGGAAGAAAGGCTATAAGCCTGGATGGGTATCCCATGCCTACAAAAGTAAGTTCGGGGTCTGGCCTAATGCGGTGACACCACAGGCGACGATTCACATCTCAGATGAGGTGAAGAATCACATCACACATCTACAGATAAAAAGGATCAAAAGTGTTAGCTGACATCTTGCCACACCTGAACGGAGTTACAAAAAAAGCAAATAAACTCTGGGCAATTTGTCCAGCGCATCCAGATAAGAACCCAAGCCTGTCAATAACCGAGCAAGATGATCGGGTATTAATGCACTGCTTCGGATGTCAAGCAAACGGGATAGAAGTCATGAAAGCCCTGCGGCTATCCCCTAGTTTGCTTTTCCGCGATCCCAAGAAGAACGAAATCCCACGAGCCGTGATTGAGAAGGCAGAAGAAGATCTGTTCTTCATAGAGATATTCGAGAACGAAAAACGCAAAGGGACAAGGATTACCTACAATGACTTGAAGAGATACCGACTAGCCAAGGAACGAGTCAAGTTATTAAAAGCATCTTAGTTATTCCAAAACGGTCTATCCCATAGTAAACAAAAACGTTTATAGTAGGAGAAAACAGGGGATGAGTATGAAACCAACTAGAAACGATATGCTATTGGCGTGGATGACATTAGTTAAAGTCATGGATCATTACGACAACACGCAGGTCGATGAATGTGATCGCCAGATGATCCGGTCAATTCTTAAACTTCTAAACGAGTTACAGGATAAAGAAAAGTGAAAATAGTCAGGGGAATCTATCGCAAGCCAAACGAAGAGCTTGAAAGAGTCGTTTATTCAAACACCACTAATAACGTCTTGAAGCAAATCAAGATGAAGTGTGGCATCGAATACGGTCAGCGTAATTGGAAAAAGGATGTAGATCTGAGGCTTGATCTGTTACAGTTTGAGGCTAACGCTAAAGGAATCATTAAAGCGCTGAAGCAAGGACTAACGGATGGGTTGGATTATGGCGAGTAACTACCCTGATGATATGCCCTTCTGGGACAAGTTCTTTGATACGTTCGAGCCTGTCTGTCCTGTTTGCGAAAGTGACATAATTAAGCACGAATCGCCACCGCAGGCATCTTGCACAAAATGTGATTGGTGCGTTGATCTGGTCTATCCCAATGAATAAACTCTATCTAATAGGATCAATCAACGGGTTCCTGGTATTTTCAATCCTGTTCATTATGTCTTTGCCATTGGTCATTTTGACCTATTGGTTCGCCAAAAAATCAATCGAGATGTGGTGGGCTTATGACAAACGTAACCAAGCTGCATCCCAACAGATTAGCGGAAGCTTTATACGAGTTGTGGAAGAAAGCGGAACGGAACGAAATAACATTCATTGAAGGACTAGCCCAGGTCGAAGAAGAAGGTTTCGTCGAGTGGAAGTTAATCCAAGAAGGCGAGAAGTCTTTCGATCAGATCCATCTTATCAATCAGCTTGGCTACCACGATCTGATAAAGCATTCGATCATTGAAGATATATGCGAGGCTGTAAATGAAGATCAGTGTTAAGCATGACATCAAAGAAGCAACGAAGAATCTTTCTAAAATAGAGAAGAAACAGATTCCGTTCGCAACATCCAAGACCTTAAATCAACTGGCCTTTGAGTTAGTCAAGAAGCGCGGAACAGGCGTTGTAGGCAAGGAAACAACCAACGTCTTCAAGAAGAAATCAGGGACAGGTGCTACCAAGTTCACGCAAAAAAACTTCTTTTATAAGAAATCAACCAAACGAGACCTTACGGCTGAAGTTTTCTGGGATGAGACTAATGCTGACTTCATGAAATTCATGGTCGCTGGCGGTACTAGATTTCCCACTAAGCGTGCGCTACGAGTAGCAACCAAGCATTCTAAAAGATATCTCGATGCTTTCGGAAACTTTAAGAAAGGCGCGATAGATGAGATGCTGCTAGATAAGGCTAAGTTCTTCAAAGGTGTCCCGAAAGGTTCCAGGGGTAGAGATGAAGGGATCTGGGAGCGTTACGGAAGAAAGACTAAGAAGGGTGGCCAGAAGATCCGCATGGTCGTAGCATTCGAGAAGGATGCGACTTATAAGCCACTGTTCCCGTTCGGGTCATTCGTTTCTAGTTATGTCTTTAGTAGAGATGATGGGTTCGCCAAAAAGTTTAGAAAGAATCTGCAAGCAGCTATCGCGGACAAGAAGAGATAGTTGACACCATGACTAAAAGTAAACGATAATCGTGACATCATAAGGAGCAAATGATGAACAGATTAACCAAGATCCTGCTATCGATATTTGTAATCACTGCGCTGGCTTTCGTCGGAGATGCCGACTATCAAGATGAAATTGCGCAGGCCGACAGATACACGCACAACGTCTGTCACGGCTTTCATCCAGACTATGACAATCGAAGCCCGTCATGCGAATAAACGTCTCAGAAAGGCCCTACGGGGCTGGCAGCGGGTCCTTCCTAGCAATTTGTTTCATGGGTAATTCGCGAG